CATTCGAAAAAACCCACAGAGGTCTGGAGGCCCGTATTCTATTCAAGTCACGCCCCCCATAAGAATATGGGGCGAATGAATCGAATAGAGTCCGATTCTATTCAAGTCACGAATAGGCATACGGAAGGAACAGAATGATTCGAAACGTAACGCACCCGACCGACTACGCCAAGGATGTCCTGGCGGGGAGGATCGTGGTCAATAACAACGTGATGATGGCTGCAAAACGCCACATGCACGACCTGACCAGAAAAGACATCTATTTCGACGAAAAGGAACTTGAACGGTTCAACGAGTTCGTTGCTCAACTCGAAGTCGCGGACGGCCACGAACTGACCGGCGAAAAGATTGTCATGCTGCCCTGGCAATCGTTCCTCCTCGGGTCAGTCCTATGCTGGAAATTTTCCGAAACTGACGGTTTCCGGTTCAAACAGGCGTATTGCGAGGTGGCCCGTGGTGCTGGCAAATCGACCATGATGGGCGTGCTGCTGCTCTACATCGCCATGTTCTGGGAGGGGTCCGATAATCTTGTGCTAGCCAACAAAATGGATCAAGCACGCCAGGCGTATGACGCGGCAAACAAGATCGCAAATCGAGCGTTTGGCGACTGGCGAGCAGAAGACGAAGACGAGGCCCGCCACGCCGAATACGAAACCACGATCAGAGAAACCCGTTGCCGAGTCTCAAAAGCCCGATTTCGGCCTATGGCGTCGAAAACCGGCACTTTGGACGGCACAAAGGCGATTCTCTACGTCTGCGACGAGACTGCCGAGGCAAAGGAGGACTACATGCAGAAAGTGGTGTCCGCTCTGCCCAAACTGCGGGATTCCTTGATGGTCAGCGTGACCACGCCAGGATCCCCCGAACTCGGACTCGACAGTCCGTATTACACACGTCGGAGAGTGGCGGAAGAAGCCCTAAAACCCGAAAACTGGGACGAATTGGACGTTTTTGCGTTGTTTTATGGGCTGGATGAGGACGACGATTTCCGCGACGAATCCACCTGGGTCAAGGCCCAACCAAGCCTCAATCACGTCATTCCAATCTCAAACTACCGCCGATTGCTCAAGGAATACACCGCCCAGGACGCTCTTGATAACTGGGAACGCTACCAGTGTTGCCGATACTCGCTGCAAGGGCTTCAGTGGATCCAACTTTCAGAATGGCGAACGGCCAACGCGAAGGTAGACCGCCCGCCGCCGGGAACGCCGATCTATTGTTCGATTGACTTCTCGAAGGCGTTCGACATCACCTCCCTTTGCTACGGATGGTGGATTGACGGCAAATTTCACGTCAAATGGCACCATTGGGCCATCCGCGACCCCCATGTTGAGGGCGTAAAGCGGCATTATCAGCGGTTCGTAGAGAACTGGGCCAGGCACGATAACGTGACGATCTGCACGCATCGGGTGCAATACGACCTTGTAAAGCAAAAACTGGACGAGTTGCGGACGTGGGGCGAGGTCAAACGAATCGGGTATGACGCCCTTGGAGGCATGAAAACCGAGGTTCAAGCCTGGGGCGACATCGACGACCGCTACAACCCCGAAACCGACCTGCCCATGTGGTCTATGCCGCAGACCATCATGGTGATGGGGCCATCGACCTATCTTGCCGAGTCATATATCCGGCACAAGAACCTGGTTTTGGACGAAGACTTAGTAGTCGAGTACGCTTTGGCGAACGTGCAACTAGAAAAGAACATAAATGGTGATAGAAGACCTTGCAAACTGAAATCTATGGGTATTATTGACCCCATAGTTGCGTTTGTTATGCTTTGCGGTGTTCTAATCCGCGAAGGGGCCGAACGCCCCGGCGCATACTCTGATCTGGGGAACATCGCGTGTTAGGAAAACTCGTTACAGAGATCCGACGCAAGTTCTCACATACTAAGTTCGGCGGCTCCGGCCACGTTCTCCCAGACACTTGGTGGAACTGGGAAAAGCCGACTACTGCCAACGACGTAGTAGCCGATCCGTACACCGCCCTCGGGCTGTGTCCGGTTCAGCGCGCCGTTTCGGTGGTTGCTGGAGATGTTGCCAGGCTGCCGATTCAGATCCAGAAATACAACGATGGTCGATGGGAGGAGTGCGACGAGTACCCCGACCTCGACGACATCCTGAACCAGCACACCAATAAGTATTTCACCAGCCACGAGTGGCGTCGTCACATGATGACGAACGCAATGGTTTGGGGAAACGCTTTCTCGCTGATCTCGCGTGTGGCTGGCGAAGTCGATGAACTGATTCCAGTCCGACCCTGGGACGTGCAGTTGCTCCCGGACGCCGATCGCGGTGGCTGGTATTACCGATCGAGCGAATACGGCGACCTCGACCCCAAGGATGTCGTCCACTGGCGAATGCCCGCACACCAGCGGATGCTTTGGGGTGAAAGCCCCATCGTCGTCGCTCGCCGTGCGATTGAACTCGGCGCTCAGCAAGAGATCGCCGGGATGCAGGCGTTCAAGATGCCGGGTCTTGGCAAGATTGCCATCACCACAAAGGAAACGGTCGGCGCGGACGCAATTCGCGCGATGCAGGATGCGTTCAAGTACGCCCACGGCACGGTCGAGGGAATGCTGCGTCCGATCGTGGTGCAGAACGAATCTGACGTGAAGCAGGTAGGCCAGTCGCTTACCGATCAGGACTGGATCGCTGCTCGGCGATTTACGATCAACCAGGTGTCGCAGATGTACGGGGTTCCTCCGCAGTACCTCTACAACTTGGAGAACTCGACGCAAGAGCAAACCAGTGAGATGTCACGAGCCTACGTCGATACATGCCTCGGTTCCTATCTGGCTTCTATCCAGACCGAACTCGGTTTCAAGTTGCTACCGGGCCGGGAATCCGAGGGTCGGTATCGGGTGTGGTTCGACACCGCGCCTCTCGTTCGTGGCACGTTTAGCGAACAGGTTACTGCGATCCAGACCGCGATTCAGTCGGGCATTATGACCCGCAACGAAGCCCGCGCGATGATGGGATACACCCCCATCGAAGGCGGAGACGAAGTTCTTATTGGTCCCAACATGCTCCCGGTGGAGCAGAATCAGGAAATGGCTGCTGATGAAGATCGAACGCCGAATGATGCCAGCGGGGACGCTGACGAAGCGGACGCTTGAAGGTCTTGCGGTTCCGTACCGCAGTCTCTCCGTCATCCTTCGTGACCGCCCCCGCGCGTACCGAGAAAAGATCGAGCCGCGCGCGATGCAGATCGACGACTCGGTTTCGATGTTTGTCCAGCACAACCCTGGCGGCGTACCTCTTGCAAGAACAGGCGCGGGGACGCTTCGATTTGAAGAGAGAGAGAACGGACTTGGATTCGCCTGCGACCTGCCGGATTGCCGACAGGACGTGATCGAAGCACTTGAGAGAGGTGACTTCGATGGGTCCGTTTCAGTGGGTTTCATCGTTGCTGAGGATGGCGACACTTGGCAACACCGTCGATCAGGTCCGAGCGTCCGCACGGTGCGGGCGGCTCGCCTGGTCGAACTCAGTTTGGTGACAAGTTCGGCATACCGAACTTCGTCCCGTCTTACTTAGGAGTCCTCCAATGGACGACGCACGGAGTCTCCGCGAGCAGCGGGACGAACTCGCGGGCAAGATGAACGACATCCTGCTCCGCAACGACAGCATCGACGACGTTGAGTCGATCGAACTTCTGGAGAACGGCGAGGCTCGCCTTGCTGAACTCGACACGCAGATTCGTGGTGCCGAGGCACGCGAAAAGGTGTCTAACCTCGTCAAGAAGCCGTCTTTCGGTTTCACGCCCGGAGCGGCTACCCCCGCTCGTGAGGATCGGCGATACCGATTTGAGATCAACGGAACCGATATCAAGATTGTCGGCGGCAACCCCGACGTTCGCGCCAACCCGCTCGGCCTTGGTTCAGATGGATCGGATGCAACCTTTACCGCGACCAATGCCGATGGTCCGGTTGCTGGTGCGAGCATCCCGGTCGATCTTCTTGCACAGATGATCCGGAAGTTGCCGAAGTTGGCTGTTCTGCGGCAGCAACTCTCTGTTCGCACCTACAGCAACGACGTGGAACTTCAGCGCGTCAACGCGAGGATTTCCCTCGAAGGTGATGCGTTCACTGCCGAATCCGGCGCGTACACCGAGAAGATCGGTTCTTTCGAGCGTGTGCGTGTTCGGAACTTCAAGAGTTCCGCACGCAGCAACGTCACCGAGGAATTCCTTCGTGACGCTCGCGGCAACGCTGTTCAGGAGATGCTCCTCCAGCACGCCGAAGAGCATGGCCTGTATTTCGACAATGCTTACGCGACCGGCATCGGAGACGATGATGGTCCGGAACCAGTGTTCCTGACTCCGGAGCAGTGGGCAACGGCTCAGGCTGCTTATGCCACAGCCGCTGACACTCCTACCGCGATCTTTACGGGAACTGGTGCTCAGAAGGCCGAACTTGACATCAGTGTTCTAGATACCGGGTCTGCTGCGGACGCCGCAAAGATGGTGACTCAGGCTTTGACTTCTCTGCGATACGAGAAGATCCCTGCTCAGTATTGGGGCGGTCTGAAGTGGATCATGGGCCAGGACACGTTCGCGGCAATCGCGAACCTTGTGGACGGCCAGAGCCGACCGCTCTACCAGCCGTTCCTTACTTCGACAGTCGCTGAAAGCAACTACATCGGAACGCTTCTTGGTCTTCCGGTCGCAGTCAGCAACAACCTTCCGATCAAGCAGGCCGGAAACGTGGCTGCAATGCTCATGCACACCGAAGATTACGGCATCTTCGATCGTGTCGGATTCTCGCAACTCGTCGATCCCTACACCGACAGTGCAAACGGTGAGGTTCGATACCTCACTCGGATGCGTTCGGACGGTCGATGGCTTCGCCCCTACGCGGCGGGCCAGTTGGTCTGGATTGCCTGACCACTCATCTTTCTCCTTCTCCGCCTCCCCCACCTTCGGGTGGGGGGGGTTGGGGAGGAGGACGGGGATCACATGGCGCACACGCTCTCCAATCTCGGCACACACCAGTTCCAACTCTCCGAGTTCAAGGATCACATCCGCCTGGAGATCACGGACGACGACCCCGCTGCGCAGCGATCGCTGGATGCAGCGGTGTTCGCAGTCGAGAAGTGGACCGGGCGTCTCATGCGGTCGGGGACGGTCACGCAGGAGTCGGGCTACTACCGACCGCCGTTCCGTGCTGAGGTCGGGTCGCCGACGAACATCGGCACCATCACCGAAGTCGATGCGGCACTAGACACGACCACAGACGTAACGTCCAAGTTCTATCTGATGACCAGTGCAGGCTGGTGGTACGCGATGGTGCGTCCCGACAAGTCCTGCGAATACCGCAAGTATTACCGCTGGCAATATGCGGTCGACACGCCGGAGATTTCGCAGGATCTCAAGTTGTGCGTGTTTGGCCTGGGCGCGAACTTCTACGAGAACCGCGAGCAGGTGCAGCAGAACATCAACCTGACCAAGTTGCCCATCGGCTACAGGTCGTTGCTGGATAACTTTCGGGACGGTGCAATGTGAATAGTGGCGGCGCACGACATCGGATCACCGTGACGTGTAGCGCGCCCGCTACCGGGAACGTCGGCCAGTCCGACTACATCGGCGGCACCGACACCACCATCACCCGGTGGGGCCAGGTGAAGAGCATCAAGGGGAAACTCGACGACCAAGGTATGCAGCAGATGGAGGGACGCCGGTTCTTCCAGATCAAGATGCGGTATGACTCGGGCATCGACTACGGCTGCCGCCTGACCTACAAGGGGCGGGAACTGGCGATCGAGCGGATCGAGGACGTGCGCGAAGTCGAGCATGAACTGGTGATCTACGCTTTCGAGGTGGACCTATGATCGGCCTCAATCTCGACACCAGAGAGATCGAACGGGATTTGCGTGACCTCGTTGCTGCGGGAGGGATGCAACGACAGTATGCGAAGATGGCGGTCAAGAACGCATCGCAGGTTATTGACGACGAATCCCGCAAGCGTTCAGGGGCGTATCCGTATGTCACCAACAACACGCACGAAACGGTGTTTCCGTTCAAAAAGCGGATTCAATACCGCAAGTGGTCGACCAAGAAATACAGCATCCGGTTTCAGTCTAAGAAGCAGCGGCCAGGTGATTTCTGGTTCCGATCTTCTGTCAAGCGAGTAAACGAAGGCAAGGGAAACCCGTCCACGCTGTCGCACTTGATCGAGGATGGATTCCGTCACCACAAGACAGGCCGCAAGTTCCACGGCTACAAGATTCGCCGTGGTGCGTTCGACGACAAGCAAGGCGAAGCGATGAAGGTGCTAGAGCGAGGCTTGGCGTTTGCCATTGAAAACGCACTCGGCGGCGGCAAGCCAAAACTGATGCAGTTTAAGAAGGCGACCAGACCATGAGCATTCCGCAAACGGTCCACGACTTTCTCGACGGCGCAGTAACAGCCCCGGTTTCGCCATTTGTCCGAAACCACGCTGGCGGCTTTCCTGCTGTCATTTACTTGTTCGAGGGAGACGATTTCATGAATCCGATCCCATCCGTCACCAGTCCCAGGCTCGTCAGGTACAACGCTTTGGTCCTGTCCAGAACACTGGAGGAAGCCGAAACAATCGGCGAGCAGATCGTGGCATCAGCGCGGTCACAAGATTGCCCGATGCGTGTGTCCTCGGTCGGTCGTGACTTTGAATCCGCCTATGACGGGGAACGTCAGGGCATTTATATCCACACGACTTCTTTGGAGTTCTTTGCAGAATGACGTATGTACTTGGCAACGGAATCACGGCAACCTTTACGCCAAGCACCGGGTCCGCGATTGATTTCGCTGTCACGGGGTTTTCGCGTAGTGGCGGCGATCGCCCGGAAATTGACGTGACGGTTGGAACTGACAGTCGGCGAATTGCTTACGCGGGACTTGCCTCTCCAGAGGAATACACGCTTACCGTCAAGTTCGACGGAGAAGACCTCACGGCGGAAATGGTCAAGTGCGGATCTGGTTCACTCCAGGTCTACATGAACCTTGCCAATTCCTGTTCGACAAGCCCCACGGCTAGTTTCTTGGGACCGATCGACGTTCACCTCGTTTCGTTCAATCACTCGGTTGAACTCGACGGAATCCTCGAAGGCGAAGTTACGTTCCGGAGACAACACTGATGTTTGAACCTAAGAAGGAAAAGCACACCGTCCGAGGCGAAGAGATCACCATCCGCGAGTTGGAAGCGGATGTCCTCGCCAACCTGGACGAAGCGATGTCGGCAGCAGTTGCCGCCTCGCTGGTGCCAGAAAGAACGCAGGCCGAGGTCGCCCAATGGCCCGCCCAAGTCGTCACCGAAATCTTCGGATTGGTGGCAACACTAAACGGGTGGAACATTGAGGGAAAAGGCTAGAGCCGATCGACATGCTGATCCACCGGGTCGCATCCCAGATCGGCATAATGGCTCGGCAGGTGCGGGAGGAGATGAGTTCGCGGGAGTTGTTGGACTGGGCTGAATACTTCCGCCGCGAGGCGGGGGAGCAGACGCAAGAAGAGATCGCGGCAGCGATGCGAGGTGCATTTAAATGGCAAACGTAGGCAATCTCTTCGTCAACATCAGTGGAAACACCAAGGGTCTGACGAAGGCACTTGGTAATGCAAAGCGATCCATTCGCGGTTTTGGTAAGGAAGCCGCTGGGATGCTGGGCATGGGCAAGGGGTCCGAACAGGCGTTGAACGTCTATCGGGCTTTGTCCACAAAGATGGCCGGGCAAATGGCCGAAGGCGACCTCAAGGGTGCAAGGCAAACCAAGCGAATGCGGGAGTTGTACCGCCCGCAAGCGGAACAATTCCAGCGATACACGCAGGCCCAGGCTAGGCTCGCAACTTCGGCAACGCTGGGAGTGCTTGGGTTGACGGTTGCAGGCGTAGCGATGATGGGCCGAAAGTCTTTGCAGCAGATACAAACTTCAAAAGAAGGCGTGGCCCAATTCCGGTATTTGGGTCCACAAGGTGCGCGGGTCATTCAAGCCGAAGTCGGTTTGCTCATGGATCAAATCAAATCGGCGCAGCGAGGCGACATTTCAGAAGCAGAAGCCCAGAAAGCAGAAGCCGCTAGGATGGGATTCCAGAAGGCCACAGAAAGCGGTGCCACGGCCCTGAGCATCAACGTAGATACGTTTTTCGAGCGAATGGGTTATGCGTTTACCGCAGGGCTTTCGGCGTTTGTAAATGACCCCACCGGGATGCTTACCTCGCCTATTGACACGATGATAAAAGAGGAAGCAATGCAAGCAAGAAACCGAACTCTTGGGACTCAAGGATCTTCGCAGCCATGACGTGTGTTCCAGCCATACGAGTAAAAAAAGGTTCGTGGGACACTCGCAACGGCGGAGTGTTTGCTGCTTCTACTGGTCGAGTCACATTGATCGTCGATTACTGCGGCACCGACAGCGAAGAAGGCTGCACACAGGACGATTGGCCTGAAAGGGGAACGCAAGTTGTTAACGAGGTCGGTTTTCCTACAAACCTGCGGTGGGACATTCGGATCGGACGCCCACTCCAGTATTACAACGGGTCCGCCTGGGTTCTTTGGCAGTCTTCTTTTACGGCTGACCAGACCGCCGCAGAGATCACGGCAAACAACATAAACGGTTGGGTCGTGAAGTCGTTTACCGCCCGGCAGGTAAACAACGCATCGAATGGTTTGTGGGAGATCGACATTGAACTGTCGTTGATGACTCTCGACCAAGGCGAGCAGTTCCCGCATATGTCGGTGGACATCACCACGCAGTCTCGGCTAGCAAGGGCTTTTCGGGGCGGCGCTGGGTTGCTCATTCCGACCAAAAACACCACGGGATCCGGCCCGGTTATTGGGTCCGCTTCTGGTGGAGCGTTTGATCCAATCAACTGGAGAAACGGCGTCAAAGCGGACATGGATGTTCACGGCTACCGGCTCGACATCAACGCGCAGCCCGTAACACTTGCGATCGAGCAGCGTCGGATTGCCATTTCGTTCGTCATCCGTAAGCCGTACATCGACAACACTGCGACGACCAACAACTTCGTCTATAACGAAATGTGGGAAAAGTGGGGCCAAGACGCCACCGAATACCTCAACAAGCGGAACGAAACAACGCTGTTCGGGTATGACCCTGGCGAACTGCTGATTGAGTCAATCAATGTCTCCTCTCTCGACGATCAGTTTTCGCGGTGCGAACTGGTGTTGCTTTGGGACGAGTGGGGACACTTCGATCAGAGTGCGTGGGGACTCGACGGTACGGTGCCAGACTTGGACGAGCAGACAATGGCGGCGTCCCCTGACCGACCCATTCTTGTGGCGGAAACAGTGTTCTGGACAACCTCGTTCCACGAGACGTTTACGCTTTCCACGACCGACTTCCCAAAGAATGTTTGGGATCTTGCTTCTATCGCCATCACCTGAGAGACGCCATGATTTCCGGAATATGGAAAGGCCCAATTCCGTGCAAGGTCGAGTCTTCCACTAGGGTTTACCCCGGCGGTGACAACGACGGCGTGGACCGTGGGAAATGGGTCTACGCCATCAAGGCGATCGACTGGGGTGGCGAGTACGCTTTTCCAACTGGAGCCAGAACAGATGCGGGCTTCGAGTCCTCGACTGCGTTGAACATCTACGAACTCGAAAACAACGCCACCACTCAATACGGCATTACAGTTTCAACCCTGCCGGGAACCTACGAATTGAAGCCGGTTCCAGACGGGGCGTATGTGATGGCTTACGTCTCGCCTGCCGCCAAGGATGACCAAGACTTTCGTCTCTGCATCTTCCAGTACCCCAACCAGTTCGATGGGGCCTGCTGATGACGTTGACCCGGACCTGCTGCTGCGGCAAGTGCTATTTCGGTGCAAGGTCTACCGACGCGGATGCTACGGCTTGCCTGCACAACAAGACAGAAGTTCTGGAACTGCGGATTCCTCGACCTTCATACGCCTACGGGGTCGGTGTGATCTCGTACAGCGATTGCGATTGCGCGGGGGAATATCAGACCCGGACACAGTGCGACGCTAGCGACACGATTGAAGTGGACTACGACCATTTCCATCCTGAAGATCGCACTTACACTTGGTTCTACGAGAAGCCTTCGGACGGGAACATTTGGCCCCCATGCACCAGCCCATGCTGCGGGTACGACGACGCCTCGCCAGGATTCAACGATGCGGAGTGTTGCGATAGCGGCCTGCAATGCTCCACGACGTACCGTCAATACACGGGACTCGCGGCCAGCCGGTTGCAGCAGCAGATTATCGAAGACGGATCGGTGCCGCATCTCGGCAACGATGACGACGCCGAAGACTGCGAGTACGGGGACGCCTACTGGTTCTTGCAAGATGTAGCGAACCACGACACCGCGCACCGATATCGACACTGGATCGTGGTCAGTGGGGCAGTCACCGAAACTAGCACGCAGAACCTTGAACAGACGATGCTTTGCGTCGTTCACAAGGAAAAATGGTGGGAGCGAGGCTACAACTCCCTCAATCAGTCTGACAACCCAAGCGCGAGCGATTCCGACGACGCCGCTTCGAATTGCAGAACGCCGAAATACTGGGTCTTTGCATGTTCCGGCGTGCCGTTGTATTCGTGGGAGATCAAGCAACTCAGCAGCCTGACGACGCAGCAGCAGGACGATGTAATCATTGCTATTCACAACGGCGATCCGATTCCGGAAAACCTCGCGGACATTTTGGAACAGGACGGAATCCTGGTCGCAAAGGATCACGAGCGAGTAGACGGCAAAATCATCGAGAAGACGCTGCGATACCTAAACAACGATGCAGGCGGGGCCGACACGACTGAGACGGCGTATTTTTACGCTCGGCCCGGCGGCTGGACTTACGTTTGCCCTGGCTTCTCATCAAGCACTGCGGTCGATCTTGCGGCGGATTTCCCGCAGATCCCACGAAGATACGATGTCGCGTGCGACTACGGATCCGACAACAACTGTTTCACCGCCTCGCCTCTGCCCGGCAACGATTGCGAATGCGCGTTCACTGGTGGTCCTGGTGGCGACTGCGATCCGTGTGCCGGGCTGATCGGATGCGCTCCGGGCGTTCTTTCTGCCTGCGGCGGAACGTCCGACATCTACTGCATGGAGGATGTGATCGTCGGAAACTGCAAAGGCGTCTGGGTCCAGTTTTCGCATTACTACAAGAACCTTGCGACCGACAGCAACGAGTACGAATGCGGCGTCAGCAACGACGGGTACATCTGCCGAGTCATGCCTGGGGGGACTTGCGACTTCGGCAGTCTCCCGGACGAGATCGGGCATGAGATCCCGACCGAAGTGTCGGAATCTGTCAGAAATGGAAACACGGCAAACGGGGCGTTGTGCTGCGGTGGCGAGGGAACCTACGAGCGAGGCACGGCCCAATGTCCTGCCCTGACTCCGGACGCAGCGGATTGTGACGACCCGACCAACTGGGGACCAAACGTATGACCTACTACAACACCAGGCCAACCCGCAAGAAAACCATGCCGCCTGAGGATCCCCCCCCCGTCATGCGAGGCTTGGGAGATTTGATCGAGAGGATCACCGAGAAGACCGGCATCAAGGCGGTCGTCGAGAAGGTCGCCGAGAAGACGGGAAAGGATTGCGGATGTGGGGAAAGGCGTGATAAACTGAACAAGGCAATGCCATTCGGGGACAAATCGTGAGTTGCAATCCAACCAGAATCCTTCTGTCGAACAGCGGAACGACCACCATGCAGGTGACGGTCGATCCGACGCCGGATCCCAATGTCGATGTGACGTTCCAGGTGGACGAACTTGGCATCAACAGGACCGCCACCACGTCAAGCGGCGTGGCTACCTTCGTGCTGGATGCGGTCGTTGCCACCAATAATTCGATCTGGGACGCCACGCTCCAGATTGGAAGCAACATGCGAGCGGCAGCCTCGGTGCAGGCCGTTGAGACGAACGGCAGCACTTCGATCGGGGTCACGGTTTCTAGCGGCGAGGTGACGTATTGCGCCCCGACTGGTGGCGGCGGCGGTACCGGCACAGTGACCGGCGTGCTGGGGACTGCTCCGATCGTCTCCGACGGCGACAATACGACGCCCACGATCAGCCTGGCGGACGTATCGCCCAGCCCGGCGGGTGACTTCACGAACGCAGACATCACTGTCGACGCAAAGGGTCGCGTGACGGCAGCAGCCAACGGAAGCACGGAATCTACGGCCCTCAACGGCCCGGTTCTGTTCACTGCAAAGAACGAAACCGGCAGCACGATCACGAAGGGGCAGGTGCTGTTCATCAGCGGCGCGGCAGCATCTGGAGACGTTCCGACGGTCGGCTTGGCCGACGCGAACAACTCGGCAGCGATGCCAGCGTTTGGGATGGCGTTCGCAGACGCGAACAACAACGCCGAGGTTACGGTTGTCACGTTCGGCACGATCACGGGCCTCGACACCTCGGGCTACAGCGAGGGCGATACCGTTTACGTCTCGACCACGGCTGGCGACCTGACGGCGACACCGCCAGCGGGCGAATCGAGCCTGATCCAGAACATGGGAGTGGTCGTCCGGGTGCATGCGTCGGCTGGCACCATCAAGATCATCGGAGCGGGCCGCGCCAACGACACGCCGAACCTCGACGATGGCGATATCTTCATCGGCAACGGATCGAACCAGGCGACCACGGCGGCTCTGTCTGGCTTGGTCGGGGTGACATCGGTCACGGCAGGGTCGGGCCTGACCGGCGGCACGATCACCGGCACGGGCACGATCGCACACGGTCCAGGCACGTTCGTGGGGTCCGAGGAGTATCCCGTCAAGATCGTGGTGGATGCGTTCGGCCATGTTCAGGTCAACCAGTCGGAAACCACGGCGGGAGCGTATCGCACGGCGGTCGGTGCGGATGATGCGTCCAACCTGAC